GGTGATGATCAATAGAAACTACATCTATAGTTTTTTTATTTTTTAATAGAGGTTCTAAAATATAATATATGTCTACATGTTTTTGAGATATTACGATGTGGGTATCTTCTATCTTATCTATATATTGTAAAACAAATTTAATTAATTCTACTAAAGATTTAGAATCTTTAACAAAATCGCAATCAACCGATAAAATATTTTTATTTGTTTCTGTCACCAAAAAATCCTATTGAAGCAATAATGCGAGGAGAACAAGCAATTGCTTTGTGTCTAATTCCTCCTGGAATAACCAAGAGATCTCCAGCGTTTATAGTGTAATCCGTTTTGTGTTTAAAATCTTTATAAATTGTTTTTCCATACAAACCTAAAAGAAAAACTACTTCCTCATCTGCATGAGGAGGACCTACACAAGAAGAAAAAGAAAAAAATAAATCTACTCCGCTACGTGAATCATCTGTAAAATTAAATAATTTTTTAAAAAAATCATAATATAAAAACAAGTCATAATCCACATTGTGAATATGTTTTACGCCCCATACGGTTTCAAAAGAATCTCCTCTAGAATAGATTTGCACTCCGTTTTGATCTCCTACATACTCTTCCGCAATAATAGAGAGATAATTAAAATCGTATATTTTATTAGGCTTAGTAAAATTTTTAATAAAAGTTACTTTCTCATTATGTATACTCTTAATTTGTTTTTTAGTAAGTATCATAATATACCGTCTTTCATTCTTTTTTCTGGCTCTTTCATATCATATATTCTTTGTCAATAAAACATTTTTAAAAAGTTATGTTGCTTTCAGATAAAATATGGTTAAATTAGATCTCACCCAAAAATTTAAATCACAGGAGATATTATGGAAAATCAAGAAGTATTGAAAGCTATAGCTGTCCTCGCTGACAAGGTGAGCCGCTACCACGAACGTTTATTAGCCTCAGAGCGAGATAATTTAAGACTACAAAAAACACTATCAGAACACCTTAAAGGATGTGGCTGTCATGATACTTCTAGTGAAAAAATAATGTTAAACGGAAATGAAGCGGATGCGGAGTGCGAAGCTTGTAGTGCTTAGGTGAAAAAATTACCTATTGAATACCTAAAAGAACCGTTGCCCGCCCATTGCATCGGTGAATGCATAACATCAGAAGAAAAAAATATAGCTCTATTTTTTTTAAAGCCAACATGAATACTTAATTCATACTCCTTTTCTGATTTTTCCTTGTAAAATCCTGTTCCGTTGTTTGTTGACTCCTCTCCATACATATAAATTAAACATTGATGTGTAGTTTGAATATTATCATCCTTGTGTGGTCGTGGTTTATCACTGGCCCCCACCATTGTGTAAGAAGATTCTTTAAATGTTGAAATATTAAAATTAAAATTTTTTGCTATTAACACGGCTATTTGTTTTTTAACATCGCATTGATTAGGTAGTGTGTGAATGTGCCAATAACTTCCTTGATGTTCCTTTATTTTATTTTTATTTGGTGGAAAATATTCAACTTCTAACATTTGATGAACAATTTTATTGTATATGTCCAAAGGGAAAAAATTTTCTTGAATAAATATTTTACTCACGTTTTTTAGAAGGTGCAATCATATCGGCTAATCGAGGTGCAAAAATCTTAACATCTCTTCGTATGTGTTCTTCTTTAGTTTCTGTTTCACTATTATCAATATCCTTTTTAACTTCTTCTTCTGATGAATATTCATAACCAGTTTTTGTATTAGTAATAAGAGTCTCAGAGCGACAACTCATCTTTGGTATTTCTCTACCATCATTTAATTTAACTGTTCCTAGCTGTTTAGCTTCTTCTATAATTTTAGGCATTCATTCTCCTTTTTAATTCTAAGTTAAAACTTAATACAATTCTTTCTTCATGGGAATTGTTTTCTTCTACTTCATGATTTAGCCATGAAGGAAAAAAAAGTAAATCATTTGGCTTAGGATTCCATGAAACTCGGGAACTTGTATATATAGTTTCGCCACTTTTTTTAGGGGGCGATAATACCTCAGATTGGGGTCTAGGATCATGAAAAACAAGAGCACCGCTGTTAGGAGGCACTTGTAAATAAAACACGCCTGAGAGATAATTATAAGGGTGATTGTGAAGACGATTGCTGCTTCCTGGACCATTGACCACGGCCCACATGCCTGTCATAGATGGAATCATATAATCTTCAACTGATAAATGATTCATTGCTTCTTGAGACAAATTAACAATTTCTGATTTTAATGTGCTAAATTTTTCATCTTCATGAAGATAATCATGACTATGCCATCCTCCTTTAGTGCTTTTTCCTTTTATAGTTTGAGGTTCTTTTTGTTGTAAAGATTTAATATCTTTCACAAGATCTTCATATCCTGCTAAATTTATAGAAAAGACAGGGGTAATAAATAAAGAATGTAAGTCGATTATAGATCTCCTTTTGTTATTTCTAAAACACTCGCTGTCACATGAACTTGGTTAGCAGCGTTTGCTTGAACATATAATATATCACTTTCTTCCAACACTAAGGGTTGTTCTAGTAGTTCTACGGTTGTATTTGCTGAAATACTTTTTTGATTAAATAAAACAAAAGTAGTTGTAGCACTTGAATCTAAATATTTTATATCTACTAAAGTTGTATTAGCTGAATCACTTGCTACTATAATAGATTTAACAACGCCAGTAGTAGGAAAAACAGGAGCTGTTCCTGTTAAGCCTGGAGATGCTGTAGGCACCGTATAGACCGCAGTTAAATCTGTATTAACAACATCTAAAGAAGAATTTTTAAAAGTATCAGCCAAGGAACCAACTCCTTCCTGACGATTTTTCTTCTATGTCTTGAGCATACGAAGTATTTAAAAATAAAATAATTTGTTCAAGTAATCGTACCATTTGATCAAATTGACTTGGTTGATAATCTGGTGTTGCGTTTGGTAATCGTGTTATTGTTATTTTAGCCATTATGCTTGACTTCTTTTAATAGCGGCTGCAGTAGGTGCTCCTTTTGCACCTTTCTTACGCATTTTCTTACCAGCTTTTTTCTTTTTGTGAATGTTATACCACAAGCCTTTTTTAGCTATTTTTCCTTCTTTAGTTTTATGATATCCTTTTTTCATTATCTTCTCCCATCTGGTCTAAGTTGTAGTTTCATTGAACCTAATCTCCAATTAGTTTCATCTACTACATCGGTTGCAAAGTTTAATTTAACGGATCTTCCTCTTCCTCTTACATTAATTTTTTGTGTTGTGCTACTTACATTTCCTGAAGTAGTTTGACTTGTCGTCGATTGAGGATAATCCTCTAAAGTCATCGTAACTGTTAATTCTTTAGATAAGCTAGTAAAATCAGGAACAAACTTACTTACTGACATAAATTGATCACCATCCCCAATTTCAATAGATCCTGAAGTTAAAGATGCTGAAATTGCTGTGCCGTCTGCTTGATTATTTCCAGATTCATGTTCATAAATATAAGAAGCTCCTGCCGTCACTCCAAGTGGTGTATCGGACACTCCTGTGCTTGTAGTAGCATTAGCTGTTAAACTAGCATTATATTCTGTAGCAATAGTATTTTCATATGTATAATTAGCTAGATAAGTAGTTCTGCTTAATGTGGTAGTATACCAAGTTCCTTCTAAATAATTATAAACAACCAATCTATCTATTTGTGTTGCGCTTGCACTTGGATAATACCACATAATTTCATTAAACTCAGGATTAACACCGCAAGCTATATCATTTTTATTAGTAAAATTTAAATCGTCATACACATAATCTTCTACAGAACATGCCATTTTTTTAACAACCCCATCATACATATAAAAAGCATCATCACCCATCCAAAATGCTTTACCATTTACATCAATAGCTGCATGCTGTGCTATCAATCCACAGTTAGCTCCTAGTTGTCGTTGACCAAAAGTAAAAGGTGTACCAACAAATTGAATGCCGTGCAGTGAAGTATCGGTCCACACAAGTATTTGACCTGTTGATCTAACAGCTCCTACAATACGAGAACCGTCAGCAATTCTAAGTGAACCTGCTTCATTCTCTGCAGTAGGTGCAAAGACAGTTAAACTTTCACGATCAGCAAATCTAAAAAATAAATCATCTTGAGTAGCGGCATTTGAAACCGTTGTACAAGTTCCAAATAAAAATAAGTGTCTTGTATCAGCCGATATCAAATTAAAACGAGAAGCAACAGGTGCTGTTGCACCAAGGCTCACGGCCCGCACAGTTAATCCTGAAGATGTATCCCATTTATATGTTCCACCATCTAATACCGTAGCTACTAAATCTTCTCCAAAATTATCCAACGACCAATTTCTTCCTGCAATAGTTACACTAGAAGTAGCTCGTGGTGTACCCCATGTGCTTAATCCCCATGTTGCAACGCCCCATCCATATCCATACGTAGATGCAGTTGGTCCAATATTAATTTGATAATTCGCTGTAACAGAACCACCACCAGCGGCCGTAGTTCCTGTAGCATTTGAGGGAAAAGTAATTGTGTAACTGTTAGCGTCTATAACTGTAGTTATTTCAAATTCATTGTTAAATTCTAAACCATCTACAACATTGTTAGCACTACCATTATCAAAGGTAACAAAATCACCTTCATCAGCTCCGTGAGCAGCATCTGTTACCGTTACTCCTGCTCCTCCTGAAGTTGTCTCAAAAGGATTAGATAGAGAAGCAGTTTCACGGATAGGAGTAACATCATGAACAGATCCTTCTGAATATACGTACAGTTTTCTATCTGTTCCTAATGCTAAGTATCTTGTACCATCAAGACTTATCCAAGAATGAGTGTCTCTTACTACTCCAATAAGGGTTTCATTAGGATTAGGTAAATATTCCCATCCTTTCCACCTTTCTGGTTTTCCGTAATGAAAGCGTACTAATTGAGAATCTACATAACGTCTGTCGTCTCCAGCCGCATAAGCAGAATCTTGTTTATCTACTCCTGGTAAAAATTTTAAATCTGTTAATTGCATGCAGAACTATACTAAATTATTTCTTGTTTTGTGGCAAGAATTGAGTTCCTACATTGCCTTTAAAGACATATGTTCCATGATGATTCAATCCACTAACAACATCAGCATACACACTTCCACCAATTTTTTGCCATAATCTGCAAAAAGCGTAGTCTTCTGATAAATATCTTTTAGTTTTAGGCTCAATCATTGTATCAAAAAAAGCATAATTCCAGTTAGAATTATCGTGATAATTAAACTGAGTATCATGAGGTTGATTTAAATGTTGGTCTGATTTAAATTTTAATTCAGGGTAGGCTTTAGCCATTTTTTCAAATACTTGTCTTTTTATCAACATAAATCCTGTAGCGCCGTCTAATACTTCTATAAAGCCTTTTTTAACTTCTACATATTCTGGATTTTTCACATTAACATTATACTCTAAGGAAGCTGCGTGAAGCTCATCTAAATCCACATCAGGATCTTGTGTAACTTTTCTTTTTACTTTTCTCCAATCAATTGCTTTTCTTGGGTATACTCCTGTCACTACATCTTTATCTAACTCTAACATTCTAAAAATTGTTTTTTCACTAAAACCAATATCAGCATCTATAAAAAGAAGATGTGTATAATTACCAGGATCGTCCATAAACAATTGAACAAGAGTATTACGAGCTCTTGTAATTAAAGATTCATTTCCAATAGTTCCAAATTGTAATTGAATATTATGCTTAGGAGCTTCGTTTACTAAACGCAAACAACTCTTAAAATAATCAGCGGTAATCATTCCACCATAACAAGGTGTTCCTATAAATACTTTAGTTTGCATCTTTATAAAAAATATTAAGTGTAAATCTATTAGAGCTATCCCCAAAAGACTGTAGATCTGAATGAGGTATTTTCATTCCGTTAAAAAACAGAGCTCTATTTTCTACAAAACCAATGTGTGAAGATAATTTATTATCATGCATAAATCCTGTGCCGTTGTTAAGAAGAGGTTTACCTTTTACAAATAAAAGAAAGTTCGCCACATTCCCTTTATCATGGTCGGTATGAAACAAAGGCTCTTCTTTATTTTGTCTAGAGTGAGCACTTACCGATATAGGTTTAAGATTTCTATGCGGAAAAAAATATTGTTTAATCAATTTTAACAATGGATCATCGTGAAAACTTTTTGGAAAAGTGTGTCTAAGCCCATACACTTGACCTTCAGGATTTACTGCTCGTTGATAGTTTAAATTAATAAGTATATACTGAAGAGATTTTAATGTTTCTTGTCCAAGAAAATTGTCTACGTACATAACAAACTCTGTATTTTTATTGTGTTGCATATTCCACTTTTAAATATTCTATTTTTTTTATCCACCCTTTAGGAATAGCAATAGCTCCCCCACCTGTAATATCATCTTTATCTTTGCTATAAGATCTCATAATAACTATTCTTTCCTCGTTGTTAGTTACCATCCACCCTACTTCTTGGCACACGGCCAACGGTGCATTTATAACTTCTTTAATATCAAGCCATCCAGTTTCTGTGTCACGAGCATCTACCCATGTTACACGGACCATTGGAGTTTTATTTATATCAATCACTTTTTCTTATTATAAAATTCTTTTCTTCTAGCTGTTTCAGCATTTCCTACTTGAGGATCTCCTTCTTTTTTTATTAACTGTAAATTAAAAGACACAGATCTTCTCTCTTCATTTTGAGTTCTAAATGGATAAACACCGTGTGCTAACCAATGAGGAAATAAAAATATATCTCCTACTTTAGGAGAGTGTTGAAATTTGTGACCACTAAATGTAGCAGCTTGACCATTAAACCAACATATATCACCTACTGTTGGATAATGATCTTCTCTTGCATATTCATCGGGTAAACTTGGGGGTACTCGTAAATAACATACACCAGATAATTGTCCTTCATGTATATGAAAAGGATTAAAGTCTCCAGCCCATTGGCTCACGGCCCACATAGATTCAATAACCATTTGACCTACAAATTCAGGACTAATTGTTTCATTAGCAGGCGGAATAGAAAGATAAGATTTAACCATCTCACCCATTAAATGAATCATTGGTTGAGCGCTAGGTGACCCTAACCATTCAGGATCATATCTTGTTTCTTGTTTAACATTTCCTGCTAAGTGAGGTGCGTGATCAAATTTTTTTGCAAATTCTTTATCTTCAAACATTTCTGAAGCTTTATCATCTAATAACTTAACTATACTATCAGGCATTTTACCTTTAACAATAGTTGGACCAAAAGGTCTAATAGCTTCAAATTTTAATACTTCTTCTACTTTTTCTTTCTTAGCCATGGGATTCCTTTCTTTTCCATAAATATCTATTGTCATATAGCAATATTTTGCCTATAAATATATAATTAAATAGGTTTATCTCAAGGTCAGCCTCCTTGCACATTTCAATAACATAAATTGCTAAGGAGATTATGCTTAAAGGATTAAAAGGAATATTAGAAAAAGGACTGCAAATAGCGGCTCCAATGATTGGCGGCATGTTTGGTGGGCCAGGTGGAGCGGCACTTGGATCAGGTGTTGCCTCATTACTTACAGGTAACAAAGTACAAGATGCGATTGCTTCAGCAGGAATAGGTTATTTAGGTTCAAAAGCTGGAATATTACCAGGTGGTGGTGGTGAAGGAAAAAGTTTTACACGACCTTCATTTGATTTTTTTCAACGTGGAGAAACTAAACAAAATCAAGCAAAACCACCTATCTTTCAAAGAGTTTTAGAAAGTTTTAAACCTGTAAAAGATGATGAAGGTAAAGTAAGTGGGCCTGGAATGGGCATGCAGGCTTTATCTGCGCTTGGACCAGGAGTGCTAGCTTACTTAGCAGCTAAACAAGATGCTGCTAAACCAGGACCAGCAGATCCTTCAAAATATATGAGTTCTGTAGACACCATGTATGGTGGACAATATGCACGTCCTCCTGAAGAGCGTCGTATTCGAAACTTAGGTGTTAGCGTTGATCCTACGACTGGATTAGCAACTTATGCTCAAGGAGGAATAATGGACATAGCAGCAATGGAAGAAATAATC